GTGTTTCATTCTGAACCTCGTCAAACTGCTGTGACAGTAATTCTCGACGATCTGGCTGTTCAGTATTGTCCATTCATACCCCTTTAGGTAAATTTACGGCGTAATTGTGAAAGAATTTGATTTGCTTGCTTGTGTGTCATATTGCCCAGTTGTTGCCGCATGACTTCTTTGCGTGTGTCTATTGGTGGTGGCAACTTGGTTTCCATTTTTTCGTTACCTACCTCGATGCAGCCATGCTGTCGCAAATGGTGACGATGTACCGAACGGCTTGTAATCATTGAACCGTCAATCATGGATTTGTAAGGTGCAATGTCAGGCATAACCATTGGGCCGAGGCTCTCGTAATGCTCTTTTGAGCCTTTCTCGACCAGTTCGCCATTAACGTATATGTAAGTTTTTTTCATATCAGAGCTAAAACGTCCTCATCATCCATTTCTATGTGTTCGTTGTAAATTCTGTTTACTCGATCTAAGTCTGCCAACATCGCATCATAATTGATAACCGCTGGTGCTACAGATGTAGCTTCAATCACAAACGGTTCTGCAATTTCTTCTGCAATCTTTGGTTTACCCTCTACTATTTGCTCGAATAACGCTAAAACCTCATTTCGTCTTGCTTTTGCTTTGTCTGCCTCTGTTTTAAGGTAGGCATCTTCCTCTTTCTTGCGTTTACCGCCATCGTGCATATCCATCTCGACGATGACAGGCACATAGTCCCATGTGGCATCGCCCCACGTTCCGGTGTCCCAATAACCGTTCATGCAAGCTCGACCCCCGCGGCTCTCCCATCAGCGCCACGGACAATTTTCTTTGGTGCGGCAATGATCGTCATCACACCGTTGATTTTATCCATTGCTGTGTTGTGCATATTGTTCATGTTGTCGTGCATCTGAACCATGCGGTGCATTGCTTGCGTCACGTTATCGCCCAATTCTGCCGCAATCTTGGTGCTTGCCGCCTCTTGAGCTTCAATTAACGGCAGGTCTAAGCCTGGGTTTGCGCCAATCCTAGCCACCATAATCTTAGTGGCAGACTCTAGCTCTGTTTTCCACTTTTCCAATTGTTCGGCAGCTTGCAACTTAGCTTGTTCCATTGCTTGCATATATTGTTGTTTTTGCGCCTCAAGTTGGGATTCGGCTTGCAGTTTCATTTGGTGCATCTGAACGTCTGCTTGCGCTTTGGCTTGGGCAACTTGAATGTCTGCTTGCGCCCTAAGTTGTTCAGCTTGCGCCGTAGCCTGCATTTTCATCTGCTCAGATTGAGCTTGTGCTTGCATTTTCATTTGCTCAAACTGCTGTTCGGCCTGCATCTTCATGACTTCAGGGTTTGGCGGTGGTGGTTGCTGCGCCATCATTTGCTGTTTTTTCTGCAACTCTTGCATAGCCTGGTCAATCGTACCCTCAATTGGTGTGGCTTTTTTGTATGCGCCAACGCCAAACTTAACCAATTCAATAAGCATAGGCACTAACTCTGGCGCCTGTTGACCCATTGGCAACGCTTGTGTCAAGAACCCGCCCATAGCTTGCAAGAACTCTGTGCGCTCACGTTTGTTTTGATTTTCGTCAATCTGCACCAGGCTATCCGAATCAACTTGGATACGGAATGAACGTAAAGGTTTGTCTTGAATTAGTTGCAATGCTTGGGGAATCAGCGCCTGATCTGCCGGCTGCATACTCTGTGCGGCAGCGTACATAAGAATTGTTGTGGGTTGAAACTTAGTGCAAATAACTTGCGCTTTTAATTGAAATAACTCACTTGCAAACAAGGCAACATCTTCTTGCATTGAACGCAAACGCAATCCTGCATACTGACCCTTAATCTGTTGTGCCGTAGCGGTTTCGCTTGCAGCTGTCTGACCCCGAACAATGTCAGAAATACCTGTGATTTCATAAATTTGGTTTTTAATTTCATCTCTTGCCCGATAGCATTGCAATAGAGCATTTGATAAGGTATCTAGCGGCAAAAGGTCAATCGACCCTCTTAAACCGCCTTTTTCGCTAAACGCCATCCATTTGTCTACAGGGATTAGCGTGTTGTTATCGCCTTCTGTGAGCAAACGCTGCAATGAAGGTTGTGATGCGTCATACACACCACGCACACGTAACGCTTTGACCAATCCATCAATACGGTCTGTCAGAATGTCTAGCTCTGTGGCTTGATCTTGATACAGCACAAAGTCAGGCACAGGTACAAGTGTGTCGCTGGTCATCGTGGCGTACAAAGGTTTAGCACACGGGTAAAAGTTTTCTAACTCTAGCGGATCGTCACGCTCGTCTAATATCTGTGGGCAACTCTTGCTAATCCAGTAAACTTTGCCGCTTTCTTTGTCCCAAATCTCGCAAATCTTGGCGCGAGTGAAATCTTTGGATTGGGTGGAATACTGTTTATTGGTTTCAGGCCCTGCATCCAAAGGTATCTTCTTAGCCATTTCCTCGCCAAATCGCTCGACTAGGCTTTCTTTGGTCATGTACACCCAGCGCCATACGCTTGTGACTTCTTCCCATGTTCGTGCAACAGAATGACCGAAATCCTTCCAATGCACGTAATCAGTAGGCGCACACTCGTATTCGATTTCCTCTTGTGGCTCGACTTCTTCGCCCATAGCGCCATCAACGCCAGGCATCGCAGTTTTGACCTGTTGACCGCTTTCTTCGTTCGGTTCATCAACGTCCTCAGTTACTTGCAAACCATCTTCAGGAATGTCTTGCGCCCGAACGTGCGGTTCGTAACGCACCCATGCCACGCCTCGACCGCCCAAAAACCTGTCCTCAACTGCGTGTTTCATGGTCGATCTGAAATCGGTGTAATGTTCAATCTCAAAGTCCAAGGCACGTTCAATTAACTGGCTGGCAACACGAGCAACTGGATCGTTATCGCCAAACCTACGAGCAACGTCTGCTTTGGGCAGACGAGCGTATACGGCAGGGATTAGCGTCTGTACGTTAGACCACAGAATGTTAAATTTAGCAGTTTCGTTAGTATTCTGATTGCGGTTGTCATCACGGTAACGCCTCACAATCTTATTTGTGCGAGCTTCCCACTTCTTAAACTCGTTGTCGTACTGGCTGATTACGTTTAGCCACTTTTGAACGCCAGTGAGTGCTTCCATTTTAATCCTTTAAATACTTGATTCTGGTCTGTTCCCACGGCCTCGGATGACCATGAAAGATCACTACTTTGGCATCGTCTAACCCGTTTGGCAGCACATCAGCCTTAAAACTTACGATACCGTCTGCAATATCCTGCCAGTACGTCACTTTGTCGCGCATATGGTGTTCAATGTAAGCCTGGTCACCACCCGCCGTATACATCTGTAATGCAGCAAACTTATCGTATAAATAAACAGGTTTTGACCAATACATCATGCTTGATTGCATTGCTTTTGGGTTGTACTGACCCCTGTAAACGTCACGCATAATGACAAAATCATGCTGCTTTGCCGCCTCGATCATTTCGGTGCAATCATCAATAATGACCGTATCCAAGTCAAAGTACAGCGCACTCGGTAGTCGAAACAACTCCATCTTTGACCACCAACCGTCCCAATTGTGCTTTAACAGGATGGTTTCGCAACTTAACTGAATGTCTGACAGGCAAACAAACTCATGCGGAGGCAGATACTTAGCGCACATTTTTTGCAGCGCATAAACGTGCTTCGGTTCAAAATCCCCGCCTGAACGTAATACACTCGCTACAATCATTGCGTAAAGATACCTACCGCCATGACCTCAACGCCTGCGCCAGTTGTAATCTTCCAAGCGCCGTTTGCAGATACTACATTTAATTCAATGTTATATACGCCAATTCCGCCACCAACAGCAGCGGGTAATAAGGTATGCGTCAAAATACCTGCGCCTGTGCCATCAATTATTTGAACAGTTGAAGTCAATGCTGTAGAAACCGTACAAACAAGTCGGTGAATATAGTCACCGACTGCGCCAGTTCCACCTAATACTTGTGCGGTTTGGCTTGCTGCAATGTGTTCGTACTGGTAACGATAAGGATTTGCTACGCCACTCATAATCTTCTACTCCTAACGGTTGTGTGGGTTGCCCACATATCATTCAATGTAACTGTATTCTCTGGCCCAATCATCAGCGGCTTCTCAACATTTGGTGGCTTAACTTTTGGCTCTAGCCTCCACGCAATCGCAAGCATCCTGAACGCATCCGCTGGGTGGCTTGTCCAATCATGCCTGGGCGTTTGCCTAAACGCTTTCTTGTCCTCGTCATATTCCCGCTGATATTGCCTTAAAGCCTCTAACCCATCGTGCGTTCGTTCAGCATCAAACC